TACATGTAAAAATAATACATGTAAATTTTTTTACACTAACAAATATTAACTAACAACAAGTATTAACTAACAATAAATACTAACTAACAATAAGTACTACTTCTCTAAATAAATAAAAGAGAGAAATTTGAAATTTCTAATATAGGACTTTGAAAGGGGGGTGAATGGTGTTAAGAGCACTAGAGGCGTTTATATCTGCGTTTATCTTGTTTGTGTCGATATTTATATTTTGGGCATCGCTTTACTGGTATTTTGATGTTCTTCGTTTCCGTGAATTTTTTAAGGAGATTTGGAAATGTTACGAAGAATGGAAAAGAGAAAAGCGTGGCAAGTAATCCGAAGTTTTCTGAGCCTAGCATAACTAGGAGATTTGCAGTGAAAATTATCGAGAAGAGCATATAAAAGGCTTCGTTGAAGAATCTATTGATTTTTTTACCAATGTTCGGTATTTCAATCAGAATAACTAAGATAGAAGCGGAGAGTATGAAAGCAACCAGAATTGCGAGCAAGGATTGTTGAAAATTTTGTGTAATGTCAGAAAGATCTAGTTGGTATTTGGTAATCGAGAGTAACAGTAACTCTAAACCTATACCAGCAGAAATTAATAGGAGACTAAACAAAGTATTTGATATCTTGCGCAGAATCGTTTTCATAGTGTACCTCTACTAGATTTTTCTTGATTATAGCATGATTGTATTAAAAAACCAAGGGCAGCAAAAAAGCCCACTGACAGAGTCAGGAGCTTACTAAAAACACTAAGTAAATTATATCACGAAAGGAGCAAAAATGGAAGCAGTTCAAATCGTGAGAATTAAAGATGTGATCATCGAGAAGATTTCAGCAAACGATGAAGAACTAGAGCACATCTTTGGATGTTCAAAACGGCAAGCGGGAGATATGAGGCGAGAGATGAAGAAGTTGCCTAGTCAGAAAAAACACCTCAGAAATGATGGCCAGCTTGTCACAATCAAAGGGTTTGATGCTTATCTGCAATATCGAGGCAGTCAGTCATGGAAGAAAGAAATGGCTAAAACCGTTAAGATGACACGATAGCAGAATAATAACTACTAACAAATAACAAGCTCATCCTTATAGAAATAAGGGATTTATAGAGTTTTTACAGGAGGAGGAAAGAAATATGCCAAATTGGGCAGAGGGTACTCTTAAATTAAGAGGTAAAACAGAAAATATCGTATCAGCATTGAAAGAGATGCTATTAGAAAATCAAGGCGCAACGCTCGAAGAAGAATACGATGGTACTCTACTAAGATTTAAAACTGAGAATGATTCTTTTTATATAAACGGTACAAGGCGTGCTTTTATTTCTGCTAAAGATATTGAAATTTGGGTGGATGATTATTTTATGATTTTCGAACTTGAATATTTCAAACAAGCATGGGCAGCCGTGGCTGACAATTACACAGAAATTTCTAGTAAGTTTGATGTTGATATTAAAATTTTCACTTTTGAAATGGGTATGGAATTTACACAGGAAATTGAAATTTCAAAAGGTGAAATCATCAAGAATATTGTAAACGAAAACTTTACTGACTATTCATGGGATGTGCCTTTTAGCAGACTTGGAGGATAGATAATATGGCAGATTTAACATTTGCAGAATTACAGCGAAAAATGCAAATTGAAAAACAGACAAAACAAGGTGTGAAATACCCGTTTAGAACCGCAGAGGATATCAATAATAAATTTAAGTCTTTGGATAGCGGTTGGAGTGTATCATTTCCAGAAGATGACATCATTCAAAAGGGTGACAAACTGTATTATAAAGCGGTAGCTGTTGCTAAAAGAGAAAGTGATGGCACGATTGAAAAAGCTATTGGGTGGGCTAGAGAAGAAGATGTACCAATTTTTCACACACAAAAAGGGGATGTGAAACAGATGCAAGATCCACAATGGACAGGTGCGGTTGGTTCTTATGCTAGAAAATATGCCTTACAAGGTTTATTTGCCATTGGGGGTGAGGATGTTGATGAGTATCTAGTAGAAGAAAGCCAAGAACAAGGGCAGAATAATCAGCAACAGAAACCAAACAATCAGCAAGCGCAAGAACAACAAGTGAGGTACATTGATAACATTCAGTATCAAGAAATCATCAAGAACGTTGAAGAGTTTGCGACGATTAAGGGAGCGCCGTTTGATACAGTTGCAAATTTTGTATTGAGCAAGTACCAAATAGACGATTTCCACAAAGTGCCAGTTGATGGCTATAACATAGTGATGGAATATCTCACTAAACAAATTCAAAAAGCATACGAAAAACAAGGGGTTTAATGTGCTAAGTGGCAAATTTGGATGTTTAGAGTGTGGTTATCTATATTACAAGGCCACAACAAATGATGATGATTGGACATTTTTAGAATGTCCACGGTGTGGTAGCTATAAAACTGAAGAATTAAAACAAAGTGAGGAAAAAAATGAAAGATGTAACTAACAACCTAACAGAAATCAAGGTAGATTTCCAACCAGCAGTAATCAATGTTGATTATGATGGCGTTAAAAAACAACTTGCAGCAATCGTTTCACAGTACACGGATTATGAGGTGACTGCATCCACTTACAAGATTGATTATGATGAGCGTACACGACTGAATAAATTAAAAGAGGCGTTAGAAACGCGGCGTAAGGAAATCAAAAACAACATCAATAATCCATACAAGGAATTTGAGAAGTGGTACAAGAAAACAGTTGAGCCATTGGATAATGTTATCTCAAACATCACAGCAGGACTTAATGCGATTGATGAACATGAACGATTGATGCGCGTGGATGTTGTCCGAGCAACCTTTGAGGATAAGTGTATGGTCGCAGGGATTGAAAAATCCACATTTGCCGACAAATACGATGAGTACAGCCTCAAGAAACATTTTAAAACAGGCAAGTATGAGCTGAAAAAGACAACACTTGATGAAATGGATGCCTTAGTGCTTTCAGAATTTGATGCGCTGGAAGAATACAAAGCTAACAAGCAAGCTATCCAAGAGCAAGCTCAAGAGTACGATTTGCCAGCTGATAGCTATATCAGACATCTTGAAGATGGTAAGAGCCTTGTTGATATCCTCAAGATGATGAAATCAGATCGTGATGCTGAGATTGCACGCAAAGAGCAGAAAGAGGCTCAAGAAAAAGCAGAAGCTGAACGACTTGAAGAAATTGCTCAATTGGCCAAGAAAAATGCTAATGCGAATATCAAGGCTTATGATGCCGAAACAGGCGAGATTTTGGAGCAGGGTACAATTACACCAGAACCACAAAACAACGTGCGAGAGGTGGCAAAGTTTGAGCCTAGCGAGCCTTTAACAATTGACTTGCGTTTGACTTTACATGGTGGGAAAGCTCAGCTTGATCAGTTGAAAGAATGGCTTGAGGATAACTTTATCAGCTTTGAAACTTTGGAGGTTTAGGTGGAATTTAGAAAGTATCAACTTATTTTAGAGTTTGAGGAGGCTAACAGGCCTCTCTCACAAATTGAAAAGAAAAGCCTTGCTATCTACTCTATCGAGTATTTAAAAGTGGGGCTAGATAGCTTAGAACATGAATATTGCAACAGGAGGTATGCACAATGAAATTTAATGAACTGATTGAAAATGTAAAAGGTTGGTCAACAGCTAAGGAGCTTGACAAAGCAAGCCCATTATCTCAAATGCTCAAACTTAATGAAGAGTGGGGGGAGCTCAATGGTGCGACAGTACGAAAGGATAAGGAAAAGATAGCTGATAGCGTTGGAGATATGATGGTTGTCTTGACTATCCTAGCTCAACAGATGAACTTTTCTAAAATCCATTTGTCTCTCAATCCAGATGAGAACGGACAGCATAACTTTCATTATGTAGATCAGTGGTCAGTAGAGTTACTGTACTTGCACATTGCTAATGAAATTGGGTTGATTGCGCGTGGTTTGGTTGATGTTTCAACTAATACAAATCGCATTAACGCACGCACTCAAATTCAGTTAAGTAGCCGTAACATTGCTATTTATCTGATGTTTGTTGCTAAGAAATTTGACTTGACTTTGACAGAGTGCCTTGAATTGGCATGGAATGAAATCAAAGACCGTCAAGGAAAGATGGTGGATGGTGTGTTTGTTAAATCTTCTGATTTAGAGGAGGTACAAGATGGCACAAAATAAATATTATGTATCAGCTAAAAAGGATGACCTAGACTTAGGGATAGTAGTTGAGGCTGAAAATCACTATATGGCTGCTGTAAAAATGTCATCGTTACTATGGGATGAGTTTAGTCTTGATGATGTGATTGTTACAGATGTTGATGTGATGGAGGTAAAGGATGATAAATAACGTTGTTTTAGTAGGGCGACTTACAAAAGATGCTGAACTGAGATATACGCAATCTAATATTGCGGTTGCTACGTTTACTCTTGCTGTAAACCGTCCATTTAAGAACGAGGCTGGAGAGCGTGAGGCTGATTTTATCAATTGTGTCATCTGGAGACAGTCAGCTGAAAATCTTGCTAATTGGGCTAAAAAAGGC